CTCAGCGCGAACCTACGGGCGCACCCCCTGAAAGTACCTACGATGCATTGTAACGGACAATCTCCGAACCATATTGAGATATAGGGCTAAACCATAAAACGGCTGAAAACGGCTTAAAATCGCTTTAAATGGCATTTTTCTATATCGCCCTAGATTGGCGTTAGGGGGGTTTTATATGTTTAGTAGACTACTAGTAAGGGGTAAGGCATAAAGTGCCTTAAAACGGCTAAAAATTTTTTTTCCAGCGTTTGGGATTAGGCAAAATATAGGGATGGCAAGCGCAGCACAAAAACAGCAGACAAAAAAAAGCCCGCTGACGCGGGCTAAGAATATAAGCGGTTATTTATTCGGCATAACGTGCAACCCTCTCTAAGTATTTATCAATAGCATCCCTTACATTATCAAAAGCAAACCAATGTTCGTCTGAAACGCCATAGGTGACTTTTGCACTAACGCGGTTGTGATCATCATCAAGATCATCAATGACATGAAGTACGCACCCGCTATCGTGATATGCATCAGGTATATAGTATGATGGCACTTCATCACAACCAAAAGAGCAATCCTGAAACCCACAAGCAAGCAACACTTCTGCGTCACGTTGAGGGATTAATAGTTTAATATCTACATGGCAATCAAAAACACCATGCTCATTGTCTAGCCTTTTAAGTATATCTAACGTAGCCATTTTTCACGCTCCTAATATATGATTAAAGAAAAAAAGTAAACCAATTAAACAGCTTGAACCTAAAATAGATAAAAGCAATTCTTCACGGCTTATCTGCTCCTGCTGTTTTCTTATGCGCTCAATATCGCGCATTGAATTTATCACCTTTATTTGATCTTGTGGTTTTAAGTACATTGATAATCCCCCACTAAGCCAATTTCAAATTAGTGTACTTTTGACGCGGTGGCGCACTGCTGATATTTGAGTAAAACATTTCACTCAACGCTTCATGTATAGCCATTGCATCATTATCAAAATCAGCTTTTGCGTAGTCACCCCACCAAAAGCCCTCAACAATATCATGCTGTGTATCAATCCAAATATCCGGGCCACCAAAAGACACAAGAACCCGCCCGCCTAAAAAATGCCCTGACGAATCGAGCACATATTGAATATCAAGCGCATCTTCCAAGTAAGCCCATGCACTGATTATATCTTCATCATCATTCCACCCATCACAAGGATCAATCCCCGCTTCTTTATAGGTGACACCGTTCACAAGATTGTTAGCTATTTCTTGCACCATTTCGTTAAGTCTTTTTTGTTCATCGTTCATTTTTTGCGCTCCTATTGTTTGATTAATTTGTAGGCTTCATTGGCTGATTGACAATCGCCACAAGGTAGATAAAGGATGTTCCATTTAAGCATCTCAGCCACCCATTGAGTGAGGGTGCAGGAATAGTCTTTATCTTCTGCGTGAATATAATCAGGTGAATCACTTACCAAGACTTCACCCGTTTCAGGGTGTACATGTTTAAACCAAAAGGCGGAATCTTCTGTTATCAAACAGTCAGTAAACTCAGCACCCTCAATGTTTGCCATGTACCATTTAACATTCTCGAACCCATATAGTATGGAATCGCATTTTTTGTAATTAGGTTTAACTTTTGTCATTTGTCTTTTCTCCTATTTGATTAATTAAAGACATGGTTATTTTGCGCCTTTATTGCTTGTATTTCTAGCCTTTTTCGCCCCTTTTACCGCAAAAAACAACCCTTTTAACCACTGTACATTCATACAGTAAGTCGGCATTTTTCGCCCTTTTTCCGTGCGTTTATAAAATATCCGTGGAATAGCCGTGGGATAGTAAATTATCCAAATATGCGTGGGATAGTAAATCTGCCAAATATCCGTGGAATAGTAAATTCCCAAAATATCTGTGGAATAGTAAATTGCTGAAATATCCGTGGTATATAAAAGACTGGAGAAATATGCGTGGAATAGTAAATTAGAATCCAGTTGGCATTTCCATATTGGACATTTTCTTTATCAATTTTTCATTGAAGATGCCATCAAAAATTCTGTAAAACTCTCTTGCTGATATTTCTGGTGCAGGAAAAATTGCTTTTTGCTGTCTTTCTTTCCTGCTCAAATTAATTACTAGTTTAGGTGCTTGTTTCTTGTATCTTCTGTATAGACCGTATGCTTTTTGTGGGTTTTTGCCAGGTCTGCCAATGAAGTAAAGATGCTTCTGGGCTTTCTTTCTTTTAAGAGTATTTCTTGGAATGTTGCCGTACTTGTTAAGCCTTTGCAGGGATGCTGGCTCAATAAGGGATTTATTACCCTCATGCGGGATAACCGTGCCACCGAATGTAACAGTTGCCAGATAGTATCTATCTTCTTTGTAGTACACCGCAGCATAAAGATTTTTGACATGGGCTTTCTTGTAAAGAATACCGCCTTTACTCCATGTAACTGCGCCACCAGCAATATAATTATCTATCTCTCTGCGTAGGAATCTTTGGGATATATGCCACATACATTTTGTCATACTGCTTGCTAGAGCAGCAGGAAATGCTTTTTTCTCAAGAAAGTCCATCTGCTCATAGACTTCACTCATGTCGAGTTTTAGACTAATCATAAATTATCCGTGGGATAGCCGTGGAATAGCCTTTACCAACTACCGCATACGCAGTCGGGTTCTAGGCAGACACAGTTACAGGACATACGATCTTCTAGTATGTAAAGAACTTCCTGCATGGCTACCTGATCTTTATCCAGTAAAGCCAAAGCAAACCGTTCTACTAGATCGATGTCCGCTTCGTGTACTTCTTCGTCATATTCAACTCTAATCATAGAGCCGATTATAACTTATTCCTCAGACATATATGGATGTCTGGCGATCAACTCTTCTTGGGTAATAGGCAATGAATTACACCTGTCATCCACTTCCCTGCCCCAACCGAGCAAAGCTGTTTTGATCTGTCTGGCTGCCATCGGAGTATCGATCAGGCTTTGTGTTACCTGATCAACCTTGCTCAACAGATCACCCCAACCATTTTCTTCGCATCTCTGAATGCGATCCATTAATTGCAGTTGTCTCATGTTGCACCTCTTGGATATAAACAAGACCTGCATATTATACCATTATTTGTTTACTTTTGGATTATTTTCTTGTGGGTATCTTGGAGAACTGACTCTTAGGTCATCTACAGCGATAAAAGACAGTGTGATAAGTGTGAATATGATTATAAGTTTCATTTGCGCCTCTAGGAAATTAAGGCGCAATTATAGGAATATGTTGCTGGGGTTCTAATGATATTTAGTAATAAACGGTATGCAATAAAAAAGGCTCGTTTTCGGCACTAGTGAGCCACTCTAGCTAATCGGGGTGGAGTACCCTTGCCTTTACTACTAGGGGTTTAACAATAATACATCAGCAAGCGTAAGTGTCAATAAGACCAACGCTACTAAATGCCAATTCTTTACTCCTTTGACATCTGACTTTAACCACTTAACAAATGCTTCCCTCTTGCGATTCTTCTCAGCCAAGCGGATTTCTTTATCTGCCAACTTATTGGCTTCTTTAATTGCTTTCTTTGCTTTGCTCATTTTCTACTTTCCCAGTTATTTGAATTAATCCATCAAAGCCCATGCCCTCTACCCACCTGTCGAACGCGGTTCTTTCTTCGCGGTCAAACTCGTTTTCAAGCGCAGGGTATTGATCCCTTAGTCTTTCCCATTCACTCTTCGAAGTGTTCATATTTTTGCCTAGCCTTTAAGATGTCTAATTGGTTGAATATCTCATCTTCCATTGCTTCTTCTAGATAAAGGTAGATGTCATCACGCAAGCTATCTGCAAAATTACCTAGATTAACTTCTTTATCAAGATGCTTCTCCAAGGCTTCAGACCACCACTGCTCATCTCTTCCGTAGTCATCTGGCGAATCTTCTGCCATTGCGATGAACATATTAGCGACTAACTTGCTGTGCGCTTGTCTCTTGCCAAATAGCATCTCAGTGACAATCTTGCCAACACTACGCCCGATAGATACAGGGTAAATATCATCGAACCATGTCATGTGGCTCATCATCCAAATATAAACTGCTTCATCCTTATCTTCATCTGATAAGTCAGAAAGCCTCGCACTCTCGCTATCTAATGCGTCAAGGTGCTTCCAAATAAAATCTTCATAAAAGTATCTAGCCATGCTTCCCCCTAATGATTAATGAAAGTCTATCGTATCACACTGTAAACAAAAGTGTAAACTATATTCCTAATCTTTCTTCCTGCTCTTTAATCTGTCTCTTCAAGTCTTGCTGGAAAGCAATGACATCATCCCTGTTAAACTTCTTGGGTGGCATGTAGGTCAGCTTCTTCATGGCTTTTAATCTGCGTTCACCGTACATCTGTATCATGTAATCACGGTATGCGTCATGTACTTGCGGATCGCCCATCATCATATTGCATCGCTTGCACTGTACATGGATATTCTCTTCAAAGCATTTAAGCCTAGTGTGCCTACGGCTAAAATAGTGTCCTGCATCTACACCTTTCCAGTGTTCTACTCTTCCGCAACTGACACACTGTGTATAACCATAATCATCCGCAGCTTTCATGCGTACCAACTTTTGCAGAAGAACTGCTGCCTTATCGACTTCTTGCGCTATTGTTCTGCGCTTCTTAGTGCCTCGTTTCGCCATCATCTTCATCCGCTATCTTTACAAGTTCATCTCCAACACCTAGATGACATCTTGTGCATAAACCATAAGCTGTATTATCGTTATCAACCCACATCTCTAAAACACCGCCACACTCACAATACTGTCTTTTTAGTGTGTATTCTTCTTTATCTATTGGGAACTTTATTACCTTGCTCATTGCGTAGTCCATCTATTGTTATTTTGACTCTACTATCTTCGCCATTCTTCTTGTGATAAACAATAGCTGTCATTGATCTTTCTGCACCGTATCCTGAATCGCTGTGCCATTGATCAGTTGCTGTAAGGCTTCCCCAATGACTAAACTGCATCGATCCCACTTCCTTACTCATGTGGTGATGTATATGCCCTAAATGACAATATCTGTTCTTACAGCGCGACCACTCATCATCCAAGTTGGTTATCACAGCTTGGAGTATCTGTTCGTGCTTTATTCTATCCCCATGATGATAAACGAATAGATTATTCTCCCATTCCCAGTGCAAGAACTTAGAGTAATTTTGTAAGACATTTACTCTTGGCTCTTTGTCATACAATAGTTCCAAGCAACTGGACAAGTGACAAGCCATATCACTGTCGTGATTACCGCGAACATTGATCACCACAACTTCTTGATGCACTTCTAGCATTCTATCTATGAGTATTTGAAACAACCTACCAGCAAGTTTAAAAGTCTTACCAATGCGCGTATCAACGTCTACTGGTGTTCCTGCTGTCGTGGTGTTTGCACTGCTATCAGCATGGAAAAAATCACCAACATTAACTAACACTCCTGTGTGTGCATTCCCTACTCTGTTAAGTAATCTATCAATAGCTTCTAGCAATGATTTGGTTGCTATTTTCACATCCCAATCAGCGTCATCTAGTTTAGTTTCGCTATCAGCTAACATACCGAAGTGATGGTCACCGACCAAGATCATGGAGCAGTAATCAGTATCTACTATCTTAGGGGGTGCTACAGGCTCTTTAAAGCCACTGAGATCATCACGCAACCCATCGACCATAGCATCAATCTTTTGCCTTAGATCGCGTTTTTCTGGCTCTTGGATAACCCATTGCAGGGCGATTGATCCATCTTCTTTATATGCTGTTGAGATTCGCTTGGCATTGAATCCCTCTGCTGTTTGGTGGGTAAGGTCACGATGGGGAGCGACTCCCTGACTCGCAGCTTTCTCTTCTAGCTTTTTAAGCAACCTATGTATATAACGTCTATCTGCATTAATGTTTCTTGCAGCTTGCGATATGGATGGTGCAGATTTAACTTCTTCTATTATCTCTCTTTGTCTATCAGTCGTACAAAACGGTATTAGTATTTCAGGGTTTAGCATCTCTAACTCTCCTGTTGGTTTTTTATTCCCGCGTACTCACTCTCTTTTGGTATAGATAATTTTATTCCCAAGTCCATTGCCCAATGATAAACCTGATCCAAGTAATGCGACATATCACCTTTACTTAGGCTACTTGTGCTTTTGACTTGCTCGGCTATTTCTTCCTTGCCTATTTTATATGTTGTAGTACCTAAAAACCTTTTCTTTAACCAAAGTTTCCAGACCTCTTCAGGCTTGTCATATTCTACCACATTGCCACGCGCAATCATCTCTTGCGCTATCTCCCTGTACCATATATGGGATAATGCATTTTGACTTAGACTTCTTGGGTTTTGGTAACGCTCTAGCTTTATAACCAGAGCATCACTGTAATCCCAATCATTAAACTGCTTAATCAAGTACGGTATCTTTTTTTCTATATCGTACTTATCTCTTATTAGAGTATATGTCCCTTGACTCATCTTAATCTCCGCAGAAACAACTCATTGTTGAATCATCAAAGTCAAACAGGTTTGGCTGGTCTGTGGCGATAATCTTCAACTCTTTGTATGGCGGTGAGTCTTTTCTGAAGCGACCACCAATACGCTCTTCTTGCGCTGCCCACCAATCTGCAAGACTAGGATTGTGTTCAATAATAGACTTTCTAATCTTAGTTCCTTTCAGAAAGCATAAATCACAATTACTAAGTGTATTGTGTTCTGCTTTAGGTAGTCTGAGGTCAAAGTTTTGCTTTTGCCAAAACTCAGATATATCAACCTCTGTGATTTTAGCGTCAGCTAAAGGTACATGATAACCATCCTTATTACGCATCTTCACAACTCTGTTTGGTTCATCGCCCCTGATACCTACAGCAGTATCGAACTCACAATCCATAAAACGCTCTATGGTAAGTACCTTTAACTCACTAGTGCAAAACCTAGCCATGCTGTTTGGCACATATTTACGCTCAGTTATTAGCGTTTCAAACGGCTCGCCATTCCTACTAGCAGTATCATAGTCAACTATATTGAACTTCTTTTTACCAGCATACTCTAGCCAAGTAATAGGCACTTGCCAATTAATACTGCAATGCTCAACAAAATCTAAAGTTTGTGGCATTTCTTTTCCAGTATTGCAGAATATAACTTTGATATGATCAGGAAGTTCAAAGTCATAGGCTTCTAAAACTTTGTACAAAAGAAAAGCGGAACTTCTTCCACCGCTAAATGAAATTACAGTTGTATCTTTAAAGATAAATGGATTCATAGTGCCATCCTCAGATACTTGTTCATCATCTTCTCAGCATCTGTTTCACATCTATCATCAAAAACCTGTTTGACAGCTTGCTCAACTGGTTTACCGTCTAATCGAATAAATGGACTGTCACACTTTGTTTTTAAAATTTCATCAGTGATAACTCTCTCACCATCCTGATATGAAACTGACATCCTACTTCTGATGCTGGTCATCAACATACCGTTGATATTTTGTATATCTTGGTATGTGTAATAACAACCTTTTTTCATATACTTACTTTCAGTTCCAACATATTTAAACCTAGCAGCTTTTCTACCCATCACAATCTCCTCTTTAACCATTTTTGCGATAAAAGCATAGACTCCGTTTCTAAGTTTGAAGTCATCCTTTCTTCTTGCTTTTTGTTTCCACTTTTTGAATAAGGCTCATACAAGTCATCTATAGTGCATTCTTTTTTTCCAGACAGTCTGCCCTTAATGCAATAATAGCTTGCACCGATAACTTCTCTTAACTGATGGTAAGTATAAAACTCACCGTCAACTAACTCAGGATGTTTGCCCCTGAACTTTAGGTATTTTGTTTGAGCCATGTTCTAGCTTCCCATCAAAATAGTAGCCGTTTTTATTTAAGTAAAACTCTTTCGCTCTCTCTTTTGATTCAACATTCTGCACCCATGAAACATCAGCTAACTTATGCTCAATAGGTATATCCCTAGAACTTTGCTTTCTTTGCTTTGCCATTGGAGAGCCACCAGATTCGGCAGCCCTCTTTAACCAAGAGTCAATAAACTTCTTCATTCCACGCTTGGTTTTTCTTCTGGATGGATTTGCGTCTAACCATGATTCCATAGACAACAACTCAATCCTTACATCGACACCTCGTTCTGAGTACGCTCGCTCCCAAGCAATCATGTCAGCTTGCTCGGGCTCGAATGCGCTTCCATCTTTACAGATCATTATCTTCACCGTAATAGTATTCAGCCACAGAGCATTTTTCATCATAACGATTTGTAACCTTGATCATACGTTTAGCTATGGGATGCCCTTGCTCTTTTAACTCAAATATACGACTAGCTACCTGTGTAATACCTAATTCATTAAAAGCATTCAAACAGGTCAGCTTCTTACCCTCTTGTAAATACGATAAAACTCTTTCTTGTTGCGTCATAGGTTTCTCCTTTGATTTATTAAATATAGCGTCATAGTTTGCATCAAACTTTGCTTGATTGGTTGGTCTTTGTTTACTACCTTTGCCACTCACATTAAACCTCACATTTTTTATTTTGTTTGCCAATATATTCGTGACTATATGAAAATACTTCTCTTATTTTCCACCTGTTATTACCTGTTGCATCTTTTCTTGCAATCATATTTTTTGATGTTGCTCTCCATAATGGAGATTTATTTCTGTAATTACCCATTTTAGGATGAGTTGTTTTACTAAAATAACGCTGGTTATTTTTTATATGCATCTCACCAACAGCATCACTTATTCTTACTCCGATACCTAATCCTTGATAATCAGGTAACACAACTGTTCTATGCCCTCTGTACGCATTTTTTATAGTTCCACTAGGCATACTCAATGTTGATGTAAATCCAACAATATCTGATCCCCACAAACATATCCAGTGTTTTGCACTTTTATTAAGGTTTCCTGTGAGATAGTGATGGTCGCGGAATACTGTCCACGCTGATTCCCCACAAGGTAAGACTTGTATTTTGATTTCGGGTCTACAAAGTGACCCCCTTGCAAGATAAGTTTGCGATAATGTGTCATAAACCCAATCAGGCTGTAGCCAATCAATAATATCTTTATGGCAAGATGCAAAAACAATAGATTTTAAATCATTTTCTTTTATGTATTTACTGATTGCAGTTGAGCATGACTTAGCTACTGATCTATCCACTACACTTGTGAACTCGTCAACAACACAATTATCTGAAAGCTGCCTAGCAAGGTCGGCTCTATATTTTTCCCCAGTTGATAAAACACTATATGGTCTAAACCAAGTAGGTATAGAGTTAAGACCAACAGCAAATAATTTATTTTGAGCATCTTCTGCTGATGCAAAATGTGAAACTATTGACTTGCTTTCTTTCCAATCTGGTTTTATTTCTGTGCCAAACCTTTTTAATAAAGTGCTTTTACCACTACCTGAATGACCAACAATCAATCCTATATTAAAGCTGTCTTTAGGCATTTCCATTCTTGGAATTTTAAATTTTGTTTTACCATCAAAGTTATAATCAAAGTTACGACTAACTTCGTCAGTAATTTCATCTTGCATAATGTTTTCAGTTAATAACTCATCTTTAAACAAATACATTTTTTCCCCTTTATGGCTCAACTAAAGTTTCGCCCGATTGATTTATTTATAAATATATACACATATTTGATTATATACAACCATTATTTCCCCCTTTCACTTGTAAAAAGCTAAATTTTTCGATCAAAGGGCTTATGCGACTTTGCGGTTACATCGTAATCGTATCGAATATCTAATCTATCCATCACCAGAAACCGATCTGGTTCAGGGGCTATGCCAAGAGGGTCAACTTCGCTCTAGGGTTTTATTTAAGAGATTCCCTAGCCTCTAGCCCGATCACTCATGTACAAGAAAAGATGATAAAAGACGTTACTGGACAGTAAAGTATGATATACTTACCTTTCTTGTTTTGTAGTAAATTCAAGTATAGTCTTTCCTGAGACTAAAAGTAAAGCCCCTTAATTGGGGCTTTATTTTTTTATCCTTTCTTGGAAGTATCTTCTGATAATAAAAACTCTTGTATATGCTGCTACGGTCATAAAAGCAGTAATAGTAGTTCCTATTGCAACAGATGATGTCATCCCTGCAATATCAATACATACAAACAAACCTATGATGTTCAATGGATAGTTGATAATTAATCCAGTAAACACTGTAGTGAATGTTTCTTTATGTATTGACCTGTTATCTGCTTTACTCATATTTCTGATAGAGTAAAAAATCATAGATAGACAAATCCATCGCAGCACATATCTTTTCTAATGTGTGCAACTTCATATTTTTTTGCTGTCTCCATCGCACAACTTGTTGCGGTGTACTGTCAGCACGTTTAGCTAAGTCAACGCTAGATACACCTAAATCTATCTGAGCGAGCCTTAAACACTTTCCTGCATCAGTCATAATGTCAATCCGTCAAATGTGTTAAAATTGCTTTGTGAGATTCCCCACTCACAACTCCTATGGTTTAGCCCCCTCTCACGAGGGGGTTTTTTTAGAACGGTATATCTTCCGACTCAAAATCAGGCTGAACAGCTTTCTTTACTTGCTGGACACCTTTCTTCTGAACTTCATCCTTTGGCGTAAACTTCATCGACAGATACTGCTTTCCGTTTGCAGAAGTATTTACCCAACCAGCCATGCGATACATAACACCATCGATCATCGCATCACCAGTTCTGTCAGGGCGAGATTCGTTATCACCCTTATCATTTACAAACAGCGCACCGCTGTTATCTTTTTGCTCATAACCACTCATATCAATCTCCTACATTGCTTCTCTAAATTCAGGGCTTTTCATTATTTCCCTTTCTTTAGTGGTGAATTTACCGCCCTTACTAGGGGCTTTCCATATTAACTGCTTCTCAGTATCACTAAGAGTTCGCCATTCCTCGTTAGCCGTGGAATAGTCTCCAGTAGCAATACCATCCTTAATAGCATTGATGACAGGCATAAGGTCAACAATCATGTCCTCATACTCGTCTTGCTTAGATTTCTCTGTGCGAAGCATCGCAGATTCAGCATCATCATCAGCAGTTGGTATCCCTGCAATAGATTGCAGTGCATAGCGTCTTGCGTAGGTAATTGCCGATCCTGCTGCTTGCGGATCACGTTTGACTAATGGGAGAACATATTCGTTCTCCATGTACTCACCAGATGTATGCATAATCCGAGTTACAACACCAACACCAAACTCATTAGATAATGGAAATTGCGTGTAACTTAGACCATGTTTAGCAAATGGCTCTTTGATAGCTTTAATAACGGATGTTAAGTCCGCGTAGCTAGATTTGAAGAAAGGGTTTGCAGAGTCTTTTACTGCTCCCCCCATCTCAGATTGTGCCTTACATAATGCTTCAGCAAGGGCTTTTATAGACTCACTTGATTTCATATATCATCACTCCTATGTGAAGTAACAATATACTTTATTGTTGTTTGTCCATCAACAAATTTGTTTAGTATTCCCAAGCAACTGGGGTAGTTTCGCGCATATCCACATGGATAAATTTCTTGTGTACGCCTATGCCTGTAAAGCCTAAACGCAATGCATGGAATAGTATTATATGTCGCTGACTACCGCCTGTAACAGCTATGTCGCAAGCAATACCTTGTGCATGAGTACCTGGCGAAGTCTTACGTTTTTCAATGCTGTGATTAGGTGACCTGTACCCGCTAGTTATCCTGAACGGAAATCCACAAGCCTCGCGCAACTGATCAAGTGCATGGATAAAGTTTTCATCCATTCCGTTTTCGCCAGTCTCTTGGCAGTCAAATTCTTCTATGCTGAAATACTTAAAAGTCATTTACCAACACCTTTAACTCGCTCCACTGTGCGTAAACCGCCTAATCCAAGCATACCCATCAATACTGGTAACATTGTAGCTGTATCAGCTTGCGGTACTTCAATTCCGAAAGGTGCTGCCAAAGGACTTATAAGAAAATTCACCATAAAACCTAGAACGCAAACCCAAGCGGTTGCTGGTCTCCAACTAGACTGAAACCAATTGCCTTTTGCCTCTGCCTTGTTTACCTCTATCTGAGCCAATGCGATTTGTTGAGCATGGCGTTCTGCCATAGTCCCGATCTCATGTGCTAGTCTAGCTTTCTGATCTTTATCTTCTATGAATTTGTCGAGTAACCCAGATACTGGGGCTATTAGTTTTTCTATCATATTAGTTCAATGGATTACTTGTTAGGTAGTCCATAGCTTCCCATAGTTCATTTAAATCAGTATCTATCATTTTAATTCGTTCATCAACATCCCCTATTTCTTTTGTTATTAGTTCTGCCTGAGTGACACTTGTCCTCATTGCGTCTACGTCTGCGCGTAGATCAAGCAGTTGTTTCTGCTGCTCCATTATCGTATCTAAGTTTGTGCCTAGCTTAACCAGGTTATTTTTGATCTCTGTAGTGTCAGGAATCTTTCTTGCCTCTACCGCTTCTAAACGTGCGTAAAGGCTACTAGCACTCCATATCACCGCAGAGAGCGAAGATGCCATTGACAGAACTATGGCAATATAAACGCCCTTAAAAGACGTTTTACCAATCTTTAACTCAGTTTCCGATAGACTCATAAGAACAATCCGTACCGTACATAAAACAGTTATATCCTTGTGCAGTTGGGCTGCTTAGATAAAACTCAGATTCACTTCCTGCTGTCAGTATATCAGATTCTGTTACATAAAGGTCTAAGCCAAAGTTCTGACCGTTAAGAAATACAGCAGTAGCATTGCTTGTTCCTGCCCATGACATCTTCACCCACTGGTTATTCGCGGAATATGAAAGAGTAGCCAAGTCAGCGCGAGTGTTATTGTTCTCTGCCCCTTGCTGTAAAAAATCAACAGCATCTTGGTTTCCTGCAACCGCTAGATAAGCTGACGCATTGTTAGCGTGGGTTTCTATGTCATCAAGAGATTGGTTATATGTATCGACATCAGATTGCTCGATGGTTAGCAGTTCTATGTTGTCAGCTACAAATGTCTGTACATCAGCTTCTTCTTGTGGGCTAGATGCAGTCTCTGCTTTCTCTGCTACTTCTTGCACAGATATAATCTGGACAGTTGTCTCTGCAAACTGCTCTATAGCAGTCTCCATCAAATTAAGTTCTACCTGTGCTTCTTCTTCCAGTATCTGTTGGACTGAGCCAAAAGGTAAGTAGCCTGACATTCCTGATAGAGCATTGTTATACGCTTCTAGTTGCTCAGAAGATATATGTGCTGATGCAGAAACAGTACCATCAGACAACGCATCTCCCTGATAAGCATATTGTGATGCTGCGCCTACCATTAAAATACCTTTGTTGATTTGATCGACAATCGCACTAGACGAATCAATCAAGTTGTCTAACTCATTTGCTCCTACTGCGGAACTTATCGCTAATAGAGCGATTATCATCTTCTTCATCTATAGGTTCTCCAATTTTAAGTACGCTGTCATACCACTCTTCATTACCTGTGTAATCAGGTATGTACAAGCTAGGGTTCATTTTCATTGCTATATAGCTTCTTTTCCCCACTAACAGCTTCCCATTGGATAGAATTGGGCATGGTGTCCCTGATATAAACATAGACTTCCATACCGATATAGATTCACACATACGAGCCACCGCAGCAACTTTCATGCCTAAATCACTCAGAGTCTTAGAGTCGCGTCTGCGATTACACTCTTCATCGATCTTGTATTTACCTTTAGACCACCCGACAACGACAGTCTGTATAGACGAGCCAATGCCCTGTAGACAAGTCTCTACACCGTTAGACATATAACTAGGGGTCATGGCAGAACCAACAGGTATTTCTGACGAGCTTCCTGCTCCGTTATAGGTATTGCTTACAGACTTATCTTCCGTGTTATTGTTTGAGTTGTAATTACTGCCATCGCCATTATATGTGTTGAGCGATCCATCTTGCTGATTAGCACTAGCAAAAGAACTAACTAGCAAGGCTAGTAATAATACTCTCACTTTTTGCCACGGAGTTCCTTTACAGTGTCGCTTTCCCATATACGGATACCGTACCAAACTATTGTAAACAATGCTGCAATAGGCGGAAGCCAAGCTGCAAGTGCTGCTATACCAGTTGATTCTGCGGCTATATCTAAAA